ACGTTCAGTCACCAATCCCCAAGGTGACATACGTTTCATCAACTTCTCCCCAAGAATACGATCAATACGACGAACAAGGTATGGAATATCATACAACTCACTATTCCAACCGGTGACAACCTCAGGAGTGTTTTCTTCGATCATCCACCAATTAATGAAATCTGTCAGAAGTTCATACTCAGTACGAAAACCTTTATAAAGAACATTTGCTTGTTTATTATTAAATGGACCACGACCCCAGGTGCGAATCTGCTTTGTCGCATAATCTTGAATTGTAATCAACAAAACTTCTTCGGCAGCAGATTCTACATCAGGGAAACCATTTTCCGATGCAACCTCAATATCGAGAGTAGAAATCTTAATCTTATTAGTATCAAACTTAATCTCTTCCTCAGGATACATCTCAGAAATATACTGACAGATATATCGATCATTCCCATAGATTTTAAAGTTTTCTACACCCTCATACTTTTTAATAAAGTCTCTACACTCACGAACGCATCCAGGTTGAACAGATTCAACATTTTCACCCTCAAGAGTTTTGTACTTTGTTTTTTTATTTGAAGGAACAAAAAGAGTCGGATAAAACTTCTCACGGGTTGCAAAATGTTTTCCATTTTCATAACCACGTACCAAGAAGTGATCTCCGACCATTTGTACGTTTGTGTAAAACCGCATCAGTTAATTTTTTCCAAGTATTTTTCAAGTAATTCCGAATTAGGATCGGCAATAGTAATAATTTTATCAGAACTGATCATAAATTCAACTTGATCAGTATTATCCATCATCCAAGGGCAAAGATTATGCCCTTCCCAGATTTCGTGCGGTTTAATGAGTTTGCAATCTGGTTGGCCAATATCAGCACCAACCTCAACAATTTCACTAATCAGTCTTTCACTGTTCGTCAGTAGAATCAGTTTGATCGTCTTGTCCATTAATCATCTCCTCGTAAAGTTTTTCAATTTCCTTGGCAGGACTTACAACAGTCACAATCCAATCATATCTCACAGGAATTTCCTTATCCATAGTAAGTGGAATCCAAGGAGAAAATGACACGTTCATTTGACCCTCATCTTCATCTGTTGTGGGTTCTTCCGTCAAAAATCCATATCTGGGAGCAAGATTTACTGCATAAGGATTTTTAAATAGATAACCACAAATTTTTTCTTCTTGAACTAGTTCTTTAATATCAGCAATAACTGATTCTCCAGATTTTAATAATGCAATCTTAATCGACATTTTTAATTTACCTCTCAAGTCATTATAACACAAAAAAATCGGGGTGTCTATGGATTTTGCCATAGAACCCCGTGCGGCGACGATACCTAATATTTAGTTTTCAGGAAGTGTTATGATAGTGTTGGTGCGAGAACTGCCCAACTAAAAAGAGATGATACGGTTCCTAACAGAAGAGTGGCGGCTGTGAAGTTCATAAGTCGTCCTCCAAGTTACATTATTATATAGAAAACTGTATCACTATGATACAAAACTCTGTATCAACCACAACAAAAATATAAAGAAAATGTTAGGATTTACAAATAATCTTTTCTTTGGTGGTGCTCTGGGACGATTTTTCCTAAAACAATACTCAGTAACCCATCCTCAAATACAACTGATCTAACTTCCGTTTCATCACTGAGTGTCCAAGATCTGGTGAAAGATCTCTGAGCCACTCCTCTGTGGATATAATCGGTTCCAGTTTCTTTATCCTCTTTTTGTCCTTCGACAAAGAGTTTGCCGTCTTGAGTGTAGACATTGACTTCTGCTTTTTTAAATCCTGCTAGTGCGAGTTCTAGTCTCGATTCTACGTTGCTTACCGTGACTAGATTGTATGGGGGATAGTTTGTCGTTGTTTCGTGGAGTCTAAACAGACGATCAAAGTATTCATCCATACCAATGCTATTCCTATTTATACGGTCTAGCAGCTGATCCATATTGGCAGCATTGTACCTTGTAAGATTGTTCATCTTTACTTCTCCTTTTAAAGCGAGATTTGATTGTGTGGACCCTAAAGGCATCCATAAGTATATATTAGCATAAGACATAAAAAAGAGGGTAGTGAAACCCTCACTTTTTTATTCGGTTTCCTTTACTTTTTCTTCTTTGCCGCTGCTCTGACCTTCTTATCAATATGAGGATTTCCAGTTGGTGGCATTGCTTTAGCACTTTCTGGATCAAGTTTATTGAACCTATCAGCAACTTTTTTACCATCAACAAGATCAGGATGCATTCCATTCACCAACTTTGGTGGTGGGTTATCAGGAAATCCAAGAGGAGATGGTTTTCCATCATAATATCCAGGAATTTTATTCTGAAGATCTTTTGGAGACTTAAGTCTTTTCTTCTCTGCGAGAACTTTACCTACAGGTTCGTAATTTTCCTTTCTATGTCTGTTTTCTTCTCTATGTTTCCTTCTAAGACTTTGCCTCCTTTTAGATGCTCTATCAACTCTTTCTTTTGCCATATCAATTTGAGTTTGATTCCCACTTTCTTCGGCATCATTCAGTGCTCTTTGAGCATCCCTAAGTTCCTTACCCGCTGCTTCTACTTCTGCTTGTTGCTGAGGAGTAAGATTTTTTGCTTCTGGATTATCTCCTGTTGTTTCTGGTCCAGCTTGATCTTGTCCATAAGGATCTGAACCATACTTATTAACAAACCAAGTTGCCATTTCTTTTGACATATTATATGTTGCCATCAATCCAGCAACCCCCAAAGAAACGGCAGCGGCAATACCTTCTATACCCATACCAAGCAATCCAAGTCCACCCATATCCATATCACCAGCCATAGCAATTTGCCCTAATTCAGTTCCATAAGGATTATCAGAAAGTGGTGTTAGATCTTCACCATAATCAACTTCTGCTGCCTGTTGCCAAGTTGGTGGCATTTGAGTCTCAGCAGGTCTTGCAGACATGGATTGAATTCCCAATGCTTTCAGAATATATTCATCACCAGCATTCAACATATCTTCTAGTTTTTTATATCTTTCAGCAGCAGAAAGACCTTGCATAATAGGATCTGTTCTAATGAATGCAGAAGCTTCTGGAGAATCAAGAGGAACAAAAACATTCATTGGTGTCCTTCTCTTGTACCCAACATTATTAATACTATAGAATTTAGGTGTATTACTAAATGGATTAGAAAAAGTGCTATGCAAAAGATCATAAATCCAGATTCTATCAGACCTAGTGTTAGCATATCCATGCCATTCTTCATAAGTTCCACCTGCGTCCAAATGCCATTGTGGGGGAGGAACAGACCAACTTGGTAGTTCTAAACGCCCATATGGATTACCATTTGTTTCAGTAACATATCCCCACCTTTGCATAAAAACACCACCAAATAAATCTTTAGTGTCATCATCAATATTAGGACTAAACGAATTCACATAATTAAAAATATCTTTTGCCATAGCAGAACTGTAAACATAGATATTTCCCAATGGTTGATTAAGCATTTTTGGCACTATGTACGAATCATAATAATCTTGTCCAGGACGAGAGTTTGCTATATACAGTTGTAAAAAAGTACGTTTATATTGTGCATCTTTTGGGAGTGTAAAATTATACGTTCCACTAGAACTAACTTCACCAAGAAGTCCAACATTATAAACATATGGTTGTTCTCCTGAAGGAGATATGGCATAATATAAAACATATAATGAATCTCCAGGTAAAGGAGCATCATATCCAGATCCAACAGTAATCTGCATTGATATAGTATCAACTGCAGTAGTGTCTAATGGAACAATTTGAGTATGAGTTGAAGACCATGTATCATCATAAGAATCAGCTGGTACACTATTATCACCACCAAAATTAATAGAAGTTCCATCAGGAGGAAGAGATCCGTACTGTTCCCATTGATCGGATGTAGGAGCAATACTCGTCAAAATGTCTTCACCTCCAGATTCAAGAGTTACTGAAAAAAGTCCCGAAGAAGTCATTCCTTCATTAAGGTCATTATCATCTATTTTTGAAATTACTTTCTTTTCTTTAGCAATTTTAACAACTTTATCAACTAAAGGTTCTTCAATCTCAACCAATACCTCATTTTTTTCTAGAGGTACAATTTCATCTTTCCAGTTAGATTTTGTTTCAAGGTAAGAATTCTTTAAATTTTCTTCAACTTTTTTCTTCTTTGCCGCTGCTCTAACTTTCCTATCAATTTCAGGATTTCCAGTCTTTGGCATAGATATAGCACTAACTGGATCTAACTTATTATAATAACCTTTATCTTTTCCATATTCTGGATGCCAACCGTTCACCATTTCTGGTGGTGGAGTATTTGGATATCCCATTTTAGATGGTTTATTTTCATAATCAATTTCAGTTTTAAGTTTGTTTGAAACTTTCTTGAACAACGGATCTTTATCTGCCTGTAAAGTTTCCTGCTCTTGGAAATACATTTCAAATAAATCTTTACTAAACTCAAAATCTAAATCCTGATTGATTTTAGATTGAAGAATAGGAGTTTTCTTGCCAGTTTCATCAGCAATAAACAAAAGAACATCTCCCTTTAATTGCTCTCTACTTACAACTTTTTTGGGTTTCTTTCCTCCAAAATTATTATAAAGAATACTATTACCTTTCTCTCTACCAGTTTCAAGAATATAATCCAAGAAATGATCACCTCCACCCAAGTGATCAAGAACTACATTCTTTTTATCCTGAGAATTTCTAGCATTTTTTTCCTTTTCATACTTACCCCAAAGTCTTTCATCTGGTCTCTTAAATGAAGTAGGAACTTCTGCTTGCTTCATCAAATCAGAATTGATTGTTCTATTTGCGTTTCTATATCTCTTTAATTTGAAATGATATTTTACTTTCTTCTGTTCTGGGAGAACATATGGTCTCTTAATATCACGAAGAATTTTCCTACGTTTCTCATATTTCTCAATAATATCTTGTTTTGATTCTTTTACAGGTTTTACTGGTTTGCTGTACTTTTCAATTACCGCAATCAATTTATCAATGTTCTCAGATGTATAACCACCCATGTCAACAAGAATATTATGAATAATTGGAATTAACTCTACTGGAAGTTCTTCAAGTCCTTCAGCAATAAGTTCTCCTTTTGGTTGATATGAGTTTGAAAGTGGTCCTTCCCACCTGTCTCCCATACCTCTTCCTCTACTAGGACTGGGTGGTCTATTATTAGTTCCTTTAGGATTCAATGGTCCATCAATTCTAAATCTAGGATCTTTTGGTTTAGGTGTAGTTGGATATCTCGACTGGGTTGGTCTGTATACTGGTTTTGGTTTAAGATTTTTTAATACATTTACAACTTTAGGTACAATTGGAGCTGCATAAGGTGCCGCCATTCCCAAGGCAGCGATAAGTGCTTTTGCAAGAACATAAGCAATACCCAATGTTACCAAATCACCAATTGGATCCCTCGGTGCATTTCCCCAGTCCAGTGGTGGATCAGAAGGTACTGTTGGTTTTGGTGGTGTAGGATTATTACCCCATGGGAATCCAACATCTTCAGGTCCACCAGTAACAGGTGGAACTCTTCTTGGGTCAGGTGTTATTGTGGTGGGTTTTGGAGTTCCTGTAATCGTACAGAGATATCTACCATATTGATCCGGAGTATTTGATGGTGGTCCAGGATAAAATGCTCGATAATTATCATATCCATTCAGATACTTTGGAGTATCTCTAAACCACTTTGCTTGTTCTAAAGTAAGTTGACCATAAGAAGTAAAATTAGTCTCACCATCCCATGCACTAAGTTGTCCAGTAATTCTACCAAGATTGACCATTCTTCTATCAGATTCACGAATATAACCGATCGTCGTGAAATTGCCCCATGCATACCACATTGATGACATGGGTCCAAGTACATAACTTGTATCTCCTGGTGGTTCAATGGTCAGAATAGTTCCATCATCATCAAACAGTCCAGTTGTATCTGTTGCACTATCATCCTGCGTAAAATCTGCTTCTCTTGTTACTTCTCCAGGAATTTCAGGATCCTGAACAATATACTCAGGTTCAATAATATACAATCCACCAATATTATTGGTAGGTGTTTCCGTCAAAAATTCAAGATTTTCTTTCATCTGAATACTTTTTAAGTGGTTATTATCTTCAAACTTATTTTTTCTCATAATTAACCTTGATATAAAGTATTTATTTTTATCGAACAATCTTCATATTCAACGCAACCTTCAGGCCATCCAACTACTGTAATACGATTATGTTTTGCATTTAAATTTACAACTTCAATGCCATGCCAAACTGCAGGATTAATCCAGACAAACCTATTTGGCGTCGGATCTATTTGGGAAATATTACAATCTTTAAATTTCAAATGTCCACCCCAATCAGATTCCCAAGATGGATGAATATAATAAACAAATCCACCAAACTCACTATGATATCCACCATTTCCTCCGGACGATTCTCTATCAACTCCAGCAGGTAAAGTATTAATAAATGACCAAGAATCTATTGTATTTTTCCAGTGATCATTCCAAACATCTATGGATTGTAATTTTTCTTTTATCCATTCAATCACTTGAGGATATGGATCATTCCTATCCTCCACAAAAAATTGGCTATGGAGATATTCATCTATGTTATTCTGAATATACTGCCATTTACTTTCAGACAAAAAATTATCAATCACAATAGCAGCAGTTCTTTCTTCCATCTATACTACCAACTTCTGTCAAATAGTATTTATTTACAAAAAAGAGGGTATTAACCCTCCTCCTCTACCCGTTTTTTCTTAGAACCAATATTGTACTTGGTCTCAAGAATCCAATCTTGCTTATCTTTATATGCAAGAACCTTAATCTGATTAAGTGGTGCAATATCAGTAATCTTACTTACATCAACAATACCAATCAGTCCCCAATCAGCAAGCAATTGTGCAATACGATTACGTCTCTGAACATCGTTTACTGTCAGATTTGCGTGCTTTCCATCCAAAGCAAACAGTTCCTTAAAATGCACAAGGAAATATCTACCTTGTTTATGCAGAATATGACAGGACTGATAAATCTTTTTCTCTTTCCTAGATGCAACACCGATGCGTGTCAAAGTTTCACGCACTTTCAGAAAATCATCAGGTTCACCCAGAACAACCTCAACCATTTGTTCGGGTGTCCACGTCACTTCAGCTTCTCTAACAACACTCATTTTTTTCCTCCAGTATCAAATTTTGATTTAATAAAATTAAGTTGTTC